TTGTAGAAGGATTCGATTACTTTGAAGGAGACGGGATCGCGGAACATGACTATGCGGACGGAGCTGGGTGGTCCACGGACTGGACGGTGACGAGCGGGTCCGACTATTACGACGATTTTGAGGACTACGTTGACGCCTCTGTTGCCCCGGCAAACGAAAACATGCACGGGGGGAGTGGATGGGCCTTGAATGATGATGGGTATCAGCACGGATGGATCCTGACCCCAAGCACAACAGGATCCGATTACTTCCAAACATACACAGACACTTCCTATGCCAATGGGGTGACGCTGTCCGATGGAGATGGCTGGACGTTTGGCAGTTGGACACTGAGAGACTTTGACTACAAAGACGATTTCCAGTCATACGCTGACAGCTCCAACGTGACTACGGCTGACGCCATGAATGGCGGAACGGGCTGGGACGCCTCTTCACAATGGTCGTTGAATTCTCAGAACTACCTGGATAACTTTGAATCCTATTCAGATGATGCGGACGTGACCACGGCTGACGCCATGAATGGCGGAACGGGCTGGGATACGGCTTGGACAATCAACTAGATTAAAAATGTCACAACAACTTATTACCTACTCAGGCGATCGCCGCTTAGTCCTTTCCAATGGTGAAGCCATCCGCAAACCAATTTGGTATGCGTCTTGGTCCCGCATTCGCATCGGATTGTTGTTCGCCATAGACCGCAACAGCTCCACGTCAAACGTCACTGGGACGCCGATCCTGTCGTTTGGGCTGTGCAGCGGCACCAGCAACGTCTGGATTGCCGGAAGCAGCGACCACATCGTGGGGGTCAAGAACATCAACGGGACGTGGACGTATCAGGCTGGCCCACCCAAACGCTATGAGTCTGGGTCTAACAATGCGTATCAGGGATTCAAGCGGGTAGGAACTACGGTCACTAACGCCAGTTCTTCCTTCAACAACAATCTGTGCGCGTGGCCGGAAGCTGGCACCCCTGCGCGAAACGCAATGATCCTGGAGATCACGAAAGGGAGTCCGAATTTTTCTATGAAGTTTTGGACCAACAACGCCACTGGTGCGCAAAGCGATGTGTCGGACGCAGCTTTTGAAGAGGCGATGATCGTGGACGACATGGCCAACGTTGGGACAGTGAGCGGAATTGGCGGCGGGACGGTGGATTCCACCGCACGCACTTTGGCGGTGGACGAAGGTGCAGATGGTGCTTTGGATAACATCTTTGTCTACTGGGAGCGGGTTACGCAGTTCTTCACCTTCAACATTCGGCATCGAAAGATGGCGTAATGAACGACGCTTACACAGACGCAATCAAGGAAGCGTTCGCCCTGGCGCCGCACAATACGGTGGTGCTTCATACCATCGAAATTCGGCAGCCTACCGTCCAAAATCCGATCTATCTAGTCCAAGCGCGGCAAAGTATTGTTGCGGTGGACGAGGACGGGCACTCCCACACGTTTGAGCCAGTTGGTTTCTCGTTCTCGTTGCCGCCAAGTAATGAGGAGGGCTTCCGAAGTCTGAACGTCGCCATTGACAACGTCGGGCGGCGGATTTCCGCCTTTGTTGAAACGGCCAAGAGCGCAAAGGTCCCGGTGGAGATGTGGTATCGTCCTTACCTGAGTGACGATCTCACCCAGCCGCAAATGGACCCTCCTCTGGTCCTTTACCTAAAGGAACTCCAGATCACTACCGCCCAGGTCACTGGGCGGGCAACGTTCATGGACGTGGTCAATCGCAAGTTCCCAGCCATCCTTTACACCCGTGCCAGATTCCCAACACTTGGCTAAGCGTCCCCATTGGGCCTGTAAATACATCGGGCTTCCGTGCTCACTTGGTGCGCGTGGTCCGGCACAGGTTGATTGTTGGGGACTGCTGTGCCTTGTCTACGCCAATGAGTATCGCATCGAGCTTCCTCGTTTTCCTGGGATTGCGCTGTGTTCAATCGGCACGATCTCCGCAACTCTTCGCGAAGCCGCTCAATCGGACTGGAGCGTCTCCAGCGTGCCTTTTGATGGTGCGGCCGTTGGCATGAGCATTCAGAAGGCTCTGCATCATGTGGGGGTATTTACTGAGGCGGATGGCGGGAAGATCATCCATGCCTGGGAGCGGCGCAATGTAGTGGCGGATACCGTGGCGGGGCTCCGACAGAAGGGGTTCAGGACAATCACCTTTTTCAAACACAAGTCATGGCCTTTGTAGTTGAGATCCCAAATCCGTTTAATTCAACGGAGATCATCAAGCACGAACATCCCGGAGGCATCTCGATTCGGGACTGGCTCAAGGAGACTTTCCCCGGATTCGTAGAGTTTGATCGTCCTACGATTTGCATCGTCAACGGGCAGCCGGTCAAACGCGAGGGGTGGGACAGTCTGATCAAGGCGGATGACATCATTGCGTTCGTAGGGGTGGCCGGTGAAGTCACCACCATCGTTGCAATCATCATTGCAGTGGTGGCTATCATTCTGGCCTTTGTCGTCCCTCTTCCAAATACTCCTGGGGCGCTGCCCGCGTCTGATCCAGTTTTCAGTGTCAAGGGGCGCAATAATTCGATTCGTTTAGGGGAGCCTATCGAAGTGGCGTATGGCAAAAATCGAATCTATCCGTCTTACGCCTCCCGTCCCTACTACCAATATGAGAACAATGACCAGTTCCAGTTCTCCCTTTTTTGTTTGGGACAGGGTGAGTATGCGATCGAATCGGTTCAGATCTCTGACACTGCAATCACTGAGTATCAAGAGGCTTCCTACGAGATTGTTCCTCCTGGGTCGCAGACCACACTTTTCCCGATCAACGTCTATACTTCACCAGAAGCGGGCGGGCAGGCACTTCGAGCCCCGAATGAAGACACCTATGTTGCTCCTGGTTGGGTTGGCCCATTTCCAGCAAATCCGTCATCTACACAAACGAACAAGATCCAAATAGATCTTGTTTTCCCCAAAGGTCTGTATGCGGTGGACAAGAAGGGACGGCTTGAGACGGTTGGCCTGACTGTGGAGGTGGAGGCTCGTTTGATCAACGATGCTGGGACTCCAATTGGATCTTACTTCTCTTTGTTCTCTCCGATCGTGGTTACTGGCGCCACAACCACCCCGCAGCGCCGCACCTATTCCGCCGATGTAACGTTGGGGCGCTATGAAGTTCGTTTGCGCCGAACCAGTGACCTTTACGGGGGGTCCAATGTGGGTCACGATGTGGAATGGGAAGGTATGCGTGGATACCTCAACACCATTCCAGACTTTGGTGACGTTACGCTGCTGGCAGTTAAGATTCGGGCAACTTCTAACTTAAACGAGCAAACAAACGCCACCGTCAATGTCATTTGCACCCGCAAACTCCCTGTTTATGAGTCTGCCGGATTTACGGATCCGCAGGAGACTCGCTCTATCGTGTGGGCATTTGTAGACATTTTCCGAAGCCTTTACGGAGCCCGCATCACTGACACGATGTTTTTTGATTTCGATGCGCTGACTGCCTTGGACGCCACCTTTGCCGCTCGTGGGGACTATTTTGATTACGTTTTCCGGGATCCGATTACGGTTTGGGAGGCCGCTCGAACAGTGGCCCGTGTTGGCCGGGCAGTTCCCCTTTTAGTTGGCTCTCTGATCACCATCAAGCGGGACGAGCCTCTGGAAATCCCAGTGGCCATGTTCACCCAAGACAACATTGTAAAAGGATCTTTTGAATGGAATGTCCTGTTGTGGGAGCCGTATGACCATGATTCGGTGAGTGTCACCTACATCGAGCCAAGCACCGGTTACAAAGAGGAACAGATCATCGCTACACTCCCAGGTGGAACTTCCGATTCCCCGGAAGAGATCACGATTCCAGGCATCGGAAACCGCGCCCAGGCGTATCGTGAGGCGATGTATATCGCGGCCGGAAAACAATACCTCCGCGAGAACATCACTTTCGACACTGGCATGGAGGGGCACATTCCCACCTTTGGGGATCTAATCGCCATTGCGCACGACACACCACAATGGGGGCAGGCTGGGCTTATTGTTCATGCTGAGGAAGAGTCGGGGGGTGTGTTTCGATTGTGGCTTAGCGAGCCGGTTGTGTGGAGTGAATCGGAGTCGTCTCAGCACGTAATTATGCTGCGCGGCCGTCCAACTACTCTGATTGGTCCTTTCTCTGTCACCCCAACGTCGGATCCTAAACAAATTTTAATTACGATTGACGCAAGCTCTTCTGGGGCGGTGGACTTCCTGCTTGGGAGAACGACGGAGCCAATGCTCTATCTCTTTGGCATTTCTGGATCCATCACGAAATACGCCAAGGTGGTCAAAGTCGAGCCTCAGTCTGGGGAGGTGGTCCGGATCACGGCGGTCAATGACGAGCCGATCATTCACTCCTTCGATGAGTTGGAAGTCCCGGCCCTGACCACACCAACAGTCACGCTCACTCCCCCAGACCTACCTGAGATTACCTCATTGACGCTGACGCAGTTGGATGTGTCTTTGCACATCATCCAGGCGTCATGGTCCGCTGCTTACGGCGCCCAGTATTACGTCATCCAGACTTCCCAGGACGGGGTCAACTACCAGAGTCGTGGGACGACCACCCGCACCAGTATTCAGTTGCAAGTTTTCCCTGGCGAGTTATGGGTAAAAGTAGCTGCGGTGAACGTGGGACAAGGGCCGTGGATCGAAGAAACACTTGTTGTTGGCCTGATTGCTGGGTTGGAAAATTACGTTCCTTGGGATGCTTTGGAATGGTCCATTCGCTGGAACATCGCCAACAACGAGACTGGCTATCGGGTGGATGTCTACGACAACAGCTCCAGCTCCCCGGTATTAAAACGAACAACTGCACTGGTCGTTGACACGCGGGAATTCAATTACACCTATGCAATGGCGCTTTCAGATGGGAACGTTGTGCGGGACATGCTGGTCCAAGTCACTCCGCTTTTTGTGGACGATCCTGATACGAGCGAAGCCGCTCCTGCATCCCTGGATCTCTCTAATTCCGTTCCTGCTGCTCCTACGTCTCCTGCCTCCGCATTCACCTCCGCCACTCTGACGGATCGAAACTACGAACTGAGCTGGACGGTCCCGCACGAAGATGATTTGGTGCGGATCAAGGTCTGGTTGTCACCAACAACTGGGTTTGACCCAAATGTTGAAACCCCCGATGTGGACGAAACGATTTCATCCATTGGCTGGGCAGGCATTCCAACCTCCACCATCTTGCCGGTGCCACTGGACTCCTTTGGCGAGCATCCGGCTTACTACTGGCGCGTGGCGATCTTCGACGTGTGGGGAAATGAGATCACCACCAACATCACAACTGAGCAAGTGATTGCCGCTTATCCCTAGTCCCAAATGCCGTCAGGGTGTTCTTTCTTGAGCGCATCGAGCCTGGAGCGAATGTAGTTCGCCACCGGGCTCTTTTCGTTCTTCATTCCGTTCACCCAGAGGTAATGAAGGTAACTTGCGGGCACGTCTTGCATGGGGGTGCCCTTGTGTTTTCCAAATGGCATTAGAGTCAGATCGTCCATATCAGTATTCCCACCATCGCTCTAGTTCTGTCAGGAAGGCGGCACCCGGTGCCGCCTTGAAAGAATAGATTCGTTTGTTTTTTGGATTCCGTAGTAACGGCCTTCCCGTCTTGTGGCACTTCGTCCACTCCAGTCCCTTGTTTTCGATGGATCTAGCAAGTGAATGAAATGGAATTCGCCCCATCATTGCACCAAGACAATTTTTCCGGACTCGTAAGTTTCGTTGTGCGTCACGAAGATGATTTGGACCCCCATGTCCCAAGAAAGCTGTTCAAGCATTTTGCGGATGCTGTCCTGATACTGGGCCGGTACAAACCGGAATGGCTCGTCCGCGATAAGGATCTTGGAAAGCCGGGGCCGGTGCAGCATGAAACAGGAGATCCGGAGTGCGAACGCAGCCACGTCCACCATGCCCCCGCCCGCTGACGTGAGGGGGTCAAAGGACCCATTTCCGCGAACAAACCTCAGTTTGGCCTCTGTCTTCCCCCTTTTACGCTCAAACTCGATTTGGAAGCTATATGGGTCGGGAAAAACGGAAGACAGGCAGCTAGTGACTACGGCACTGCTCCGCTGATGGACCTGTTGCTGGACCGCCTGGGCAAGTTGCTGCAATACGTCCTGGGCGGATTTGGCGTCCTCCAGCTTTTTGGTTGCCGCCGCTTCCTGCAATTCAATGTCGCCCTGGAGCCGGTCCAGGTAGTCTAGGCGCCCTTCAATCTTCGCCACCTCTTTGGACTCCGCTTCCATGGAGTCCAGCATGTCGTTAAGCGTTAGCTCGCCCATTGTTGCTGGTATTTGCGGAATTCCCTGGCGAAATCCTCCTCAAGCTCTTCCAGTTCGTCTTGGAGGGCTTGAAGCTTTTTTTCGGCCTGCTGGACGGAAGCGCATCCGAACTCCTCCTGGAGTTGTGTTTGCAAGCTGTCGAGCTGTCCCTGACTTCGAGCGGCTTCCGCTTTGGCGGCGTCAACGTCTTGCTTGAGTTTTGCGAATTCCTGTTCGGTTACGTTTGGCATAGATTTATTTAGCATCCAGTGCTTCCATGACGAGGCGTTTCACGGAAGGGGATAGGTTTTCAGTTTCTACGTGCCTCTCCACAGCTTCCCGGAAGTTTAGTCCGTGCTCACCGAGCCCTTCCAATTGCTCGATGAAAGTAGATAGATCGATTTCTTCCTCTTTGTGCTCTTCTTTGATGTCGTGGAATTTGTCGTTCCCGGTGTGAAAAGGAACTCGTTTGATGGACCCGTCTTCAAACAGAACACCGTAGCAAGGGGTGTAGTCAATTTCATCGGTCTTGCGACGAATGAAGCCACCGCAATTGAGCACAGTGCATTTTCCAGCAGATGCGACAAATCCCTTGTGGTTGTCACCAAACACAGCCAAGTCATATTTAGCCAAGTGGTGTTTGAATGCCCCAACTTCGGCGTCCTCCGGGGCGCCTGTGTATTTGTGCCCGCCAACCCAGACGTAGCGATGAATGACGGCCACATTGATCCGATCTTTTCCGGTTGGCGGGGCAATGGGCTCGTTCCATCCGAATCCGTGATAATGACAGTCACCAATCACCACCGAGTCCCCTTCGCTCAAGTCCTCTATCCTGCCAGCCTGAACAAGGACCCCATACCCAGAACGGCGCTTGCCGTCCATGCGGTGGTTGGGAAGGTCGTGCTGTCCCGGGACGGCATAAACAATCCTGGGGAGATGTTTCATTGCAAAATAAATCAATTCTGGGGGTGGGTTCCATCGGTCAAAGATGTCCCCGGCAATGAACACTGGCAGTTCGCCATTGCGGTTGTATTGGGAGGAAACCCCATCGAGCTGTTGCAGGTAGTTTGCCTGTGTCAGCATCCAATCTTTGTCCGCTCGGGCAGACGGCTGTTGAAGAGATAGATGCAGGTCACTGCACAGAATGGCTACAGGGCTTGCTGACATAATGGGCAGATGCTTCCTTTGATGCGTTTGTGGAACTGTTCTTCACGAGCGGCTGCTTTGGCCAGCAACGCCGATGTTGCTAATTTCCGCTCAGAAACCCGACTCACCAAATAGTTCAAATCTGCAACTTGTTTGCGGAGTGCTTGCAAATCCTTCCATGCCTTTTGCAAGTCGTCGATCGGCTGGACCTTGCGAACAGTGATTTCCTTCGCCCGCTGAACGGCCGTTTTCAGATTTGAATAGTCTCTCCTCAGTTGGATGGTTCGGTCATGCAGTCGGACTACGGCGGAGAAGTCTGGGACAGATCGGCATTTGGCGGTGGTGGATTTGATGCGAGAGATCAAGCCACTCAAAGCTAGGTGGTCTTCACGGAATGTCCGCAGTTTATCCACCTTGCCTAACAGGGATGTCCCAGCCTCAACCCGCCTCCTTTGTGACAAAATTGGAATGCTTTGAATGGATTGAATTAGCTTTCGGAGCCGCTCCCATTTGGACTGCTTTGCGTCAATTACGTCCTTCGCTCCCTGCAAAATACGAAACCGCTTTGCCCGGCCTCTCTGGGGCTCCAGGTTTGTCAACTCCTCTGCATTGGCTAGGCGCTGCTCTCCAAGCACACGGACCGACTCTTGTGCCTTCCTGACAACATCCCCAATTTGGGAGAGCGTGGTGTCGATGACAGTCAGGTCAATGACCGTGTTGAGCCTGCGGCTTACTTCGGCCGAAGACTCTGCAAACCAGAAAGGATTGTCGTGCTGGTTTTGAAAATTGATTTCGTTAAGCCCAAGCACTGCACGGATTTCGTCCGGAACACCAAGCCCAAAAGCACGGTATTCCTTTTCATCCATGGTGTAGGTGTTGATAGACCCCCCTACGTTGCGCTTGCGCACGATGACATGGGTCTTGTCCCCTCTGCGGACCGTCAACGTGACTTCGGAGAACTTCGATCCATGCCTGACAAACTCGTCCCCGGCAATGTTATTCAAGCACACCCAATTGAGGGCGCGGATGATGGCCGACTTTCCGCAGTCGGTGGCGCCGCGAATGGTGGTGATCCCATTCGGAGAAAAAGAAACTTCCAGATCCTCATGGGCCTGGAAGTTTTTGAGATGGATTGAAATTAGCTGCATGACGCTAACTTTATTATGTCAGCCGGTCGATAGGTTTTCAAAAAAGAATCCAGCGGAAAAGCAACAATGGTGAGGATTCGGTCCAGTCCGTTCACCTTCCATCTTCCAAATAGGAAGGGCTGGGGTCGTTGAAGAAACTCTGTTCGCATGAAAACTCCGTCAGCGTAGACGATGGGGATGCGGCAATCCCGCCGACCGATCAGCAGCCAGCTTAGGCTGCCCGCTTCTCGATGGCTTCGAATAGCCTGCACAAGCGCGGCCTCGAACGGACGGACTGCTTTCGTTGGGGACGTGTCAAAGAGATCCCAAGGGGTCCCGATGGTGGACCCCCTCTTTAGCTCGATCGTCCACACCTTCATGAGGGGCTGCCCGATCGGGTTGATTGCGGCAATATCTCCGTAGCTTCCAAAGGTGCTCAGTCCCTTTTTGGATCGCTGCGTTGCGCGTCCTCCAGATTGAGACGACCGCCAGAAAACGTCGGACGCTTCCTTTCCACAGACTCCCATACTCCACCATTCTGATAGAATAGTGCAAATATTTCGTTCAAAGGCAGCCCCCTTGCTTGCTTTGTTGCCCATTTAGTTTACGTGCCTCCACGCTGTTCGTTGGACCACCCTACTCACTAAAGCAGGATCTACCCCAAACCTATTAGCTAGAAACGCTTTCGTGACGTGCCTGTATTTTAGATGCTTTTCGTAAAGTTCACGAATTTCTTTTACCTTACTGTCTGTAAGTTTGCTGGAAGGGTATTCTTCGCCATGTCGATGCCGTCTCCGTCCTTTTGAAAGCATGTCGCGCATGTTCTCAGTGTGTGAACCGCCTTTTAGATGGTGTGGGTTGCAGCAAATGGGGTTGTCGCAGAGGTGCATTATTTCTGGCTCAGTCACCTCTTCCCCAAGATAAAAAGACAAAGCTAGTCTTGGACAAAGCCTAGACTTCCCAAACAACCAAAACACCCCATAAGTAAATCCAGGGCGATTACTGTTCTTCCCAGCCTGCCATGGCCAACAGTCTTTAGTAGAGCCAATCAATACCCTGTTCCAAAACCTAGCAATTGTGTCCGCACTAATCTTACGCCCATACATTTTCATGATAGGACTTTGCCACACTTACATTCAAAATCCACCAATCTTTTCCTCCATTTTTTCGTTCGTCCACCACTTGGAGAGTGTCTTGCACATCTCCCGTTCAAACGCACTACCCTTTGCGGCTTTTGACATATTTTTTCAAATCTTTCGAGAGACGTTTGCCCACTCTGCTAAGCCTGTCCACATACTCCCTTGGGACTTGTCCGGCTGACGAGCCCCCGCATCCACCGGCCCCAAACATCATAACGTGGACTCCGTTGGTGGTGGTGCGTTCGGTTCTTCTCAAAGTGGCTCCTCTGACGAGGCATTGAAGTTCTCGGATCCATTCAATTGGAACAGTCATAGTGTCGGGACCTTGCACGTATGCGTCCGGCTGGACCATTGCCCTGTCTAGGGCTTCCAAGATTTCTTCAATACGTTGCTCGTCCCGAATGAATTTAGGGCAGAGTCCGATGGGTGGTTTCTTGAGTGTTTCCATAATCTATTTCATTTTGCGTTGTGCGCGAATCGCAATCGGAGGGTGCCCGGCAATCGAGCGCATGCCAAGCTCTTCACACACACGACGCCATGCCTTTGCGCAAACACAGTCTTCTTGGATCCTTGGCGTTGGGCACCCATCAAAAGGAAGCTCAACCAATTTCCGATTGCGCCTAACAATGGCCTTCCCTTCTGGTGACAGGATGCTGGCATGCGCCTTTGACTCCGGATCCAATTCCCCACGAAGGAACTTCAAAGCGGTGATCTCACCTACACCAGGGACGCCTTTGACTTCATCGGAATGGCACCCGGCAATGGCCTTGTTCATGGCCCAGAGGTGCGGTCGGATCCCGTAGCGGCCGACAAACGCAGACACATCCACTCTGTCAGCTTGTTGCGGGTTGAACACGATCACATTGCTGCGAATGCACTGATAGAGGTCGTGGTCTGCTGTAACGATGATCGCACTGTCGTCGCTACCCAGATTGCTGGCGATCGCCGCCATGATGTCGTCCGACTCATACCCAGGATAGCAGAAGCAATTATTAAATCCAATTTGTGGCAGATAGCGGTTCTTTAGATCCACAATCTGCTCAACAAACTCCTCGTAGGATTTCTGTTCCTCCGGAGTGCGCTCTCGGGTGGTCCGCTTCTTCTTGTAATCTGGATAGATCTTTTTTCGATGCGACTCCCGACTTTCAAAACAGAAAGCCACGCGGTCCGTGAGAAACTGATCCTTGAGTGGCCCAATGGATTTGAGAAATCCGAAGATGACGCCCGTTGCCCGGCCCTTCCAGGACATGCCTTTCTGGGTGTGAAAGGCCCGATGGCAAAGGTAACTGACATCGAGAATGAGAAGCGGCTGGTTCATTTCCTGGGGCCTTTCAGGTGGCTGACGAGCTTCGTCCCGGTCACATACTCATGCCGTTCCGTCAGGTATAGCGAAAGCGTCTTGATGTAGTGCGGCACATTGCGCGGATCAGCATCCAGTTTTCGACTTGGCCCAAATTCCAATTCCTCTGCTTTAAGGCTGTCGTAGACCTTGTCGGAAATGATCCGAAACCCGTAGATGTGAAAGGCGTAGCGATACGCCAGAACCATGTCCCAGGTGTGTGTCTGCTCAGGTGTTTGCTTCGCCGTCTGCTTGGCGGTTTGATGATCCGGAAGCTCCTCTTCTTTGCGAGCAAGCAGCGCAGCAATAACGTTTAGCGGAACCTTTGCCTCCACAAGATCCGAGTAGAAGAGCGTCTCTGACGTGGTCCACGGCTTGCCTATCCGACTGGCCCGTCCACCAACGCTTGCCACATATTTCGACGCCGCTCCCTTCACATCTCCACGGAGAAGCAAGATGGTGTTCTTGACGGCCTCTACCGTGGACCCCATGCGTGTGGCGACTGCCCATGGGGACTTGCCTTCCAGGAACATGTCCAGCGTCAGATCTAGGTCCCGGTTTTTGTAGGAGTAGTCATTCATAGCGGCGTTTCCTCACTGGCTGCGAACGTTCCTCTACGTCTCTCCAAACTTCTGTGACGATTGCACGAAGCTGTCGCTCCAGTCCCCTTTCCTCGATGTGTTGGATGATCTTTTCCCGGGATCCTTGCAAAAGGAACTCTTCCGCATCGTATGCCTTTTGATTAGATCCATCTTTGGAGATCTTCTCCCAGTGCTTTTCCTCAATCAGGTAGTCCACGCAGGACCCCACATCGTCGATGCCGATGCCGTAGAGAATGGGGATAATCGCCGACCGGTTCTTGCCATCCACTCGATTCTTTTTGATCTCCGCCAGCGTGGTGGATCCGATAGTCCGCTCCTTGCCATTGACGGTCTTAGTGATCTTTCCAACGACACTCGTCCAAATCTCCAATGTTGCATAGAAGCGCAGGGATCTTCCGCCGCTGCGGGTCTTTGTCTCAAATCCAAACCCAAGATTGTCGCGGGTCTGTCCGATGATGATCAAAATAGATCCAGTTTTTCGCAGCTCGGAGATGACAAGACGGATGTGTTCGGAATGGTATTTGGCTTTTCCATCGCCATAGGATCCGGTGGCCTCCTTTCCTTTTTCAATCGCCTTCTTGTTGTCCAGGAACTTGTCCCGGCTGGCGCTGCTGGTGAGCGAGTCTTGCGAATCCAGCACATAGATGAACGGTCTGCCACGATCGAGGCGGTCCCAAATGTGATGGTAGAATGATTCAACGGTTGTTGAAAAGATCGGCGCTCCGTCTCGTGTATAAGCCGGGGCCTTCATGCGGGAGGCCACAGCCTTCCCAAAATAGTGTTCAATGTCCATCAAGGCACCTCCCTCAACGTCATCGAAAACTAAATCATAATCCTTGAATCCCTTGCTGCGCATTGCTTCGGCAAAACAGGTCATGGACAGCCATGTCTTGCCTGATGCGGAATCCCCAACAAGGTAGTAGTATTTGCCAGCGACAAACCCGAAATCCGGGTTATCCGAGCATGCCAGATTAAGAAGGGTGCTGCCTGTTGAGACAGCACCCTTGTCGTTAAGCTGGACACGCTCGCGCTTAGCTGTGAGCTGTGCGCGAGGATCCATGATCAATCCCAATCGTCTTTGTTGCCTCGTGACGCAGGACGGGAAGGCTGCCCAGACCCTCGATCCTGGGAGTGGTCCCGAAACCCTTCTTCATTCTCTCCCCGAGCGAAGCGATTCTTGCTGGTCGTCGGGGGAGGATCTTCGCGGGGAGGCTGTTCGTCGTTGTCTGCCTGTTCCCGGCGCGCACGACGGGTCGGAGGCGGGTCATCTTGCGGAGGATCTTCCTGTTGCTCTTGTCGGCCACGACGGGGCGGAGGAGGATCATCCTGAGGAGGCTGCTCGCGACGGCCGCGACGAGGCGGCGGATCATCCTGGGGAGGCTCTTCCTGTTGCGCACGGGTGCCTTTGCCACGATTGTTCTCAAAGCGATCCCAATCAGGCTCCGTCTCCGCATTGGTCCCGCCACGATCATTGTTGTCTTCCGGTTGTTCACGACGGCCGCGACGAGGCGGCGGATCATCCTGGGGAGGCTCTTCCGGACTCTGTCCGCGAGAGCGGCGCGGTGGTGGATCATCCTGTGGGGTATCCTGACGGCGCCCACGACGGTCTTCCGGAGGACTTCCCGCTTTGTCATCCGAACGGTCCGAGCGGATCTCCAGGAATGTCGTCTTGAGTTCATCGTATCCCGGCAAAATGAGGAGATCATCCAAACAGTAAGTTTCGTCCAGAATGCTTTCCGGGTAGTCCTTGCGCGGCTTGAAGTCGATGCTTTCCACATCGAGGAAGCTGAACCCGCCCATGGACTTCTCAGCAAGACCGACGCGAAGAGACAGCCCGCCTTGGAGGAAGAAGAACTGTTCCCATCCATCCTGGTCGTCACTGTTCCGGAGACGGGCGTCGAGCGCACGCCCGAAACAATGATAGGACATGTCCCAGAGCTGGATCCCTTTGTCCGGGTTTTTCAGGTCGATGACGTTGAAGAGCTGCCGCTGCTTGTCAGCCAAATCCTTGATGGCCTGTTCGTCTTGTTCGTCCCCACGTTCGCGAAGCATCTGGCGGTGTTCGCACACCGGACAGGGCTTCTTTGCATTGGCACGCGGGCACAAAAAGGATTCAGAATTTGCACCCAAGCCGCGATGGGCGAAGTAGGTCCGTTCCCAATGGATTGCCCCTTCCTGTGCCCATGGGTTGCCTTTGCCAGCCACGAACGGAAGGATGTCGATTAGGATCTGGCCGACCTTCGGCTTGAAGAGTTGGACACCGTCCGGAAGCTTCAAATAGCTTCCGGTGAAACCGAGCGACTGCTTCTCAGCTCGCTGGCGTGCCGATGTGTAGTTGAGCGATCGGCGCTCGCGTTGGTCACGTCCCATAGTTTGTTTTCTTTTGTTGTTGGTTGTTGGTTGTTGGTTGATCAGTCTGCGCGAGGACCCGGGCGTCGAACACGGTCCTGGGTCATGCGCTGGACTACTTTCGTCCCCTCTGGGGACAATTTGGGGTTGGCAAAGTAGCTCGTCCCGTGGAGTTCGACAAGAAGAGTAAGCGCCCGCTTCTTGTGCTCCAGAGCCCAGACTAGCGCCTGGGAAAGTTCAGCATCCCGCTTGGCGTCGTTGAGCTTGGTGAGAGCGTTGCGATACTCCTTGAGTCCAATGACAACAGACTCCACCCCGCCCTCCGTCACCTTTTGCAGCCCATATTTGTCCGGACGTTCCCGGATGTCCCGTTGCAGGTCGGATTTGACAACGTCCAAAGCATTCTTGGCCTCGTCCACATCCATCCGGGCTTCGGCCGCGTGAAACGCCGCATTGAGGTAGTCAGAGGCAAGAGAGATGCACTCCTTGTCAAGGTTGTCGGGGTCGATCTGGACGATCGATTTCGCGTGTTCTTTGTAGTCGCTCATGTTCTTATTATGTCGTGCAGTTTGTAGTTTTGTTTTATTTATTTGGCTTTCGGATGTAAGGGGGATACTTGCTGAGATCGAGCCCCAGCTTGCGGGCATAGTAACGTTCGTTGGCCATCCGCTTCCATTCCCGCACCTGTTCCAGAGTGCGGTGCCTCTTTGGTGGCAGCCCCATTTGGGCCGCTTGGTTGTCCTTGGTTCGTTGCAGCATGGCCCGTTGCTGCTCCCTTGTCATTGGGGAGATCAGCCCCATTTTGATAAGCTTCCTTCGGTAGCTTTTCTTGCAAAGAACCGAAACGGATTCATTTTGCATACACCACCTCCCAGCAAGCGGCGGCGAGGCCAGCTTGCTTGCTGTCGTAAAAGTTGCGAGAGAAGCAATCAATGATCAGGTAAGCACGAGGCGCCAGCTTCCCGCCGCTGAGAAGGACAGACCGAGCGTATCCCAGGATCATGTAACGGATGCTTTCAGGCTCGTCTTGCAGATCCTTCAAAATGCTGGCGACTTCCTGCCACTGACAAGAGGGGTTGATCAATGCCCGGGCAAGCAAGATGGCCTGATCCTTCACCTGGGCGGCTTTTTCCAATCCCTCAAGCATGCTCTCTTCATTCCTCAAATTTCCCACCTGTTCCAAAAGGACAAGAGCTTTGCGGGGGCTTCCCTCGGCGCAATCAATGATTGTATCAACTACCTTCTCCGTCAGGGCCATTTTCTCTTTTTGCGCCACCGTAAGGATAAGATCCTTCATGGCACTATAAGCAACCGCATCGAGCTTGACCGCTGTGCAACGAGTGTGGATGGGTTTGGAGATCTTCTGGGGGTCTGTTGTGCAAAGGACAAAGTAGACGTGCGGCGGAGTGTCCTCCAAGAGTTTGAGAATGGCGCTTTGTGCATCACCTGTGAGTTTCTGGGCCTCGTCAATAACCCACATCTTCACTTTTCCGAAAAATGGGGCAGACCGCATGCGGGCGCGGATCTCGCGAATGGTGTCAATGCCTTTGAAGTCCGCACAATTGATTTCAAAATAATCCTCAGTAGAGCATTCGAGCTGCCTTCGGATGATTCTGGCAAGGGTTGTTTTTCCACACCCGGATGGTCCATGCAGAAGAATGGCGTGAGGGACGTTGGCACGCTTGAAGAATGCTTCAAACTGTGACACGGCCTTTTCCTGTCCGACTACCCAAGCGAGGGCGGGTGGTCTGTGCTTGTTGTAAAGATTCATTTTGTTTGTGTGGTCAGCGTTTCCAAAAACAATCTAAAGTTTGTTGTGCTTTTCTGGTTGTCGGTGGGGTGCAAAAAGCGCCCGTCCTTGAACTTCATTTCGCGCTTCTCAAACCAGTTGTTGGGGGCGATCTCGTATTCAATCTCCGGTGACACGACTAGCCAGGGATACTTGAGCGGCAAGCCCTTTGTAGTCACACGCTCAACCAGTGTCAGATATTCGCAAACCTCGTCATACGGCACATCTGCGATCAGAGAATCATGGATCTGCCCAACGATCTTCGTCGCCATCCCTCTTTGCTTAATGGTGCGCTGGATTTCCGTGAGCGACCAGAGCAAGCAGTGAAAGGCAGACCCTTGAATTGGGTAGTTGGTGCAGGCGTTTCGCCCGAAGATGCCGTGGACACGGAAGCCGGTGAGGATGTCAAAATATCCGTTATCGAGGTAAGCCTGATACCAGTCCCGGCGCCATTTGCCATAAACCTGAAATCGATTGTTCCAGAAATCATCCTCGATTGCTTGAAGATGCTCGATGAAGGTTCCCGGCTCCGGGTCATTCTCTTTGTCATCCGGATCCCAATCCCCAAGCTCATGAATGCCCTGAGACTTGAGATATTCAAGCATCGGGACTTCCCCGACTTTCAACTTCCCTTTGATCGCCCAGTCCCAAAGGCTCTTGGCGCATGTGTAAAACCAATCGCCGTAGAACTGGGGAAAAACGAATTTATTTTTTGCACCGTAACGAGCGTCCTTGCTCACATCCTTCGGATCCACGCAAAAGATTTGCGCCGCCATGTCCCGGTGCATGTCCTTGCCCGGGGTGGTGATGTAAGAGATGAAATTTGGGTCCCGGTGGTAGGATGCCGACAGCGCCACCTCAATGCCCTTGAAATCGTTTTCGCAAAGAACACATCCAGGGCTTGGAGTGAAGTTTGTGCGAATGATTTTGCTGATCTCTTTGTCGCGGACGGGCTGGTTTTGGAAGTTAGGCGCTGAGGAGCTGGACCGGTAGGTGCGGGCGGAGTCCAGGTGGAAGAAAGGATGCAGTCGGCCGTCGCATCCAATCTCGGTTTGAATCCCTTTAAGAAATGTCCCACGAGCTTTCTCGTATTTCAGAAAGCGGACAAGCTTGGGAAGCGTCGGGTGTGAGATCGTGCTAAGGGCCTCTTCGTCTACGGAAGGCTGCCCCTTGTCCGTGTAGGACGGGATGGGAAGCCCCAGGTCTGTATAAAGGACGGAAGCGAGCTGCGGGCCGGATGTGATATTGGCAGAGACACCATAACGACGCACCCAGCGTTTCCACAGGTCCGAGTCCATGACCTCTTTACGCAGGCCAGCGGACAGGCTTTCGAGGCTGATCTGTGTCTTCTCCAGGCACTCCTCATTGATCTTGAGTCCGTTAGACTCCACTTGAGCAAGTGCAATGGACCCCTCATGAAGGAGACGGTAGCCTTCCTGTCGAAGTGCAGTGAGTGAGGAGATGGCCATAGGCTATGTTTAAATGATGAAAGTGCCTCAGACAGTGTCTTTGTAGCCCATGCGCTCCCGCTGCATCTTAGCGAGCCTCTCCTCTAGGAAGGAATCTATCCCGTTGTAAATGAGCAGCGTCTTGGTGTCGATCTCCGCAATCCGGTTGTAGCGCCCTTCCTTCGAGTCAAGGTAGGGCTCAACGGCGGCATTGTAGACCGGGACCCCAAGCTGGACAAACGCCTGGAACTTGAGCGAGCAGATGCCGGGGCGGTTGTCCAAGCAATGCGTAGCCAGCATGGTGTCCCAGTGCCAGTTATTCATGCCATGTCCGAATGTCCTCAAAGTCCACCGTTCTTCAAATTTGAGGTTGCTGGCGATCTTAGGAACGTCTGACAAAATAAATCTTTTTATCGCCATCCAGAGTTTCGAGGACTTGGAAGGCCACGGGAAGGCAAAGGTGTCTTCGCCATTCCCAATGGCGCATGAGAAGATGCGCGACTTGGAGAATTCCGGTTTCAGGCAGTTCGTTTCATAGTCGATGGCGGTTGGAATTCCACGGTCGATCACGTCCAGGATCGCGGCTTCCGCCAAATCTTCGTTGAAGATCAGGCGAACGTGGCGATTGAGATCGGTAAGAGGCTGTGGATCTTTGCGGATCTGAATGGCTGCCTCGATGTCGTTGGAGAAATTGCGCTCCAGCAGTGGAGTGCGCGCCCGCAAAACATCCTCGGGGGAGAACGTCGGACAGACCCAGTAGTCTTTGAATGGGATTTGGCAGCCGGTCCAGCGATCGATCATCCCAACGTCGGCCCATTGGTGGGCAATGACAGACGCTAGTGCATGGCGCCCCATGGGAATAATCACCCGAGGGGCCATTTTCTTAATCGTGTCGTTCAGGTTTGGGCGGCAGAAGTCAACGATCTCCCGGCTCATGTCGGACGTGTGGCAGATGGCGGCGGACGTAAAAACGGCGTCCTTCTCTGGGTCTATCCCTACGCTGCGAAGCGTCTCCTTAACGAGCTTGCCTGAGTCCCCAGAGAGCAGCCTACCCGCTTCATCATCGTTTTTGGTGGGTGCATCTAAAACGATTAAAATAGATTTCCAGCCCTCCCCGATAGGTTGAAGCTTGGGCCACTTGCATTTGGTATGCAGTTTGCAGGCCCCGCATGCTGGGATCAGCCTGCCCGGCTTACGCAGGAGATCAGATTGAGCGAAGAACCCCATGCTACTTGATGGGCTGACGAGGCTCCCATGCTTGGCAGTCTTTGGTCTGTCCGGCGATCATACGAAATCGTTCCGGAAGTTTCTTCGTCCAAACGGGGGCGCTTTCAGGAAATGGTTTCGTGCAAAATCCATTTTGACAAACGGTGCGTTGCCAATGGATGCAATTAGAACAGCGGGGAGTGTTATCTGTTTTCGGCATGGAGAAGCTTGAAGAGAGTGAAGATCGGAGCGAGAAAAGCGGCGAGCCCCCAAAACCACATCACGCAGCTACCGAAAATTTCTCCTGGGGTGCGCTTGTGCCTGAAAAGCAGGTGGTCCCGCATCTCCGTTGGAAACCACATCGTCCAATTGATCCAGAAGCAAAGCAGTAACGCTTCGGACACGAGTGCGGAAATGTCCGCGATGTTGATCGTCACCATAACAGCACCTCTTTTCCGTTTTTGGTCAGGTAGGCAAAGCAAATCTGATTCCACTGCACATCTGGAAAGAGGCTCTTTGAGACGAGTATCCTTGCATCATCGGGGACGTTCACGAGAAACTGTCTGAGCTGTCCAGCCGTTTTTGGAAGGACCCCGAGCTGGCTTGGATCAATTGGCCGATCGGGGCGCCGGGAGATTTGCAGCTCACGATCTAGCTCGAAGTTTCTAAGTTTCTCTTTCTCCAGTTCTTTTCGTAGATGAATGACGTGCTTGGAAAGAGTTTTGTTTTCTTCTTGCGCTTTCCGCAGATCATTTTGGATGGTCTGCGTCCTTAGGGCCTGCCCCAGCGTCACGTCGTTCCCTGGCTCTGTCTTCGCGGCAAGGAGTTTTTCCACGTCCATCCCCAGGCACTCCAATGCCGCTTTGCTGTCTTGGATGTAGGTGCCGATAGCGTCAGCAAGGAGTTTGATTGCCTTCTCGTGGCCCGTGGCTGTTTCACTCATGGCTGTCCTTGTGGTTGGTGAGCGCCATTTGCTTCCACTTTTGCGACTGCTGCTAGGAGTTCATCCCGCTGCTTCAAAAGGCATTGCAGACAAATGCCCTTTTTATCGGTGTCCGACTTGTCCACCAACTCACAAGGTGGGTGCGGGGTGTTGCAAGTGCGGCAGTTCATTTAGTTAGATTCTTTTCGTTTCGGCCGAAGTGCCGAAATGTAGATCCAGTTCCCTCCCGTGACTTTCAATCGCTCCTCACCCACTTCCGCCTCTTTGTAAAGTTCACCAATCTGTCGCAGAAGTTCGGGGGCAATAAGAAAATCCAAAGGGGGTCCACTGTAAACCACATCCTTGATTTCCTTATACCAGCCGATGTGCCCTTCCCCAACGATCTTTAGTTTCCCAGGGATCATTGACACGGAGACGACGGGATCACTCCCGTCTTCACCCTCAGCAAAGATGGCGGCTCGATCACACGCCTTCGCCAGATCCTTTGGAATGGATGTTGGGGTGCCTTTGAACGCTAGGACCGGCTCCAGGTCTGGAAACTCCTCTTCATAACGACGGCAAGAGATCGTCACACCTTGCGAAGACTTGAAGTGAATCCAGGAGTCCGCCAAAGACACTTGCTCGATCGCCATATTGCAGATGTTGGCGATTGAGGTTCCACGCACGATGATCGACGACTCAAAGCCGGTCTTGATTCGGCATCGAATCATCTGCCGGTTGTCACAAGCCTCGATGCCGTCAGCGAAAAGATGGACGCAGGTCGTTACAAATTTAGATTCATCTTTCCCAACGCAGTGTTGGACCATGCCAACGGCCTCGATGATTTCCTTTGGAAGTTTGCGCCAGTCGTTGGGAGGCTCCACCCGGTCAACCGGCAGCGTGATGTTTGGGTCAAGAGCAATGGAGAACTTTTTGCCGTGCCCGCCAAAGCATAATTCATTTTGAATTTGTTCCACGTCCAGGTGGGTGTCCTGGATCTTGTGCAGGACGTCCGTAAGAGCCTTGGCTACCACCGCCCCTTCCACACCTTTAAGCAGGGAAGTGCGTCGGCAGGACACTTCATCGTTGAACGTGATGACCTTCCCATTTCGGAAGATGAAGCATGCAGACTGCTCTATGTTCTCCCGTGGTGCCAGTCCGGCCCGGACGGACTCCAATTCAACTAGCAATGCCTCCCGCTCGATTTTCATTTTTTGAATTTATTTTTGAAGAACCCAAGAAGAACGAGAACGTTGAGAGCAATCCAATAGAGCAACGCTCTCGTTCTGCTTGTGGTCCATGGACCGTTAAACTTCCTCCCGCCAATGCGCCAGTAGCGGCGGAGCATGTTTTCTGAATCGTAGAACTCAAGTCTCATAAAGAGAAAGGCCGCTTGGCGAGTCAGTAAGTGAACGGAGGTGGGGAGGCGGGACCGTTCACCACGCAACGCCAAGCGGCCAAATGATCAGTTCTTGGCGTCGGCCGGTTTCAGGCGATACTCAATAGTGCGCCGGGCCTCGAACAGTCCTTGCACGGTGGCGAGATAAAGACGGCCGCGAGCATTCCGAAGATCAATACCGGCCTCTTCCGCGATCTGCTTGTCCGTCTTCCAGGACTTGGAAACAACCTCGTTGACCTTGGCGGAAATAGTGCCTTCGCGGCATCCGAACTTGTCAACCGGCTGTGCAACGCGGGAACGGGGCTTCTTCTCAGGAGCGGATCCTTTTCCGGGCGGCTTCGCAGGGGCCTTCCCCTGTCCCTTTGCCTGGGGTTTCACGGGTGGCTCCGCAGGAGCCTTTTCGGGCTTCGCTGCCTTCTCCGGTTTGGCTGCCTTTTCGGGCTTCGCAGGCTTCTCCTCCTTGTCGTCGATAACTTCAATCGTGTCGTCGGCCCCCAGCCCTGCCAGCTCGCTGTAGAGCTTGGCATGTTCAGAGGGGACATCGTCGGCCGCAAATCGTTCTGGGACCTGACGGAGCCGGTCCGCCATGACATCCTTGTCCCAGTTGGGGGCGTTCTTGACCCCGAGGGCTGCCATGAGTGCGAGAGCTGCGCTGAGTTTGATCTTCATGCTAGATGGTGCTGAGTTGATTGTTCACTCTCCCCTATTATGTCAGGCTCGTTCGGTTTTTTGCAAAATCGTGCAAATTCACCAACACGATACAAGACAGGGGTTTGCAATCTCCAAACAGCCAGCCACCGTGACACACTTGCTTTCAAAGTAAGTGCCCTCCCGAAGAAGAATCCAGTTAAGGCGGAAAATGCCTTTCTCCTTTTCAGCTTCGGTTTGGTTGATCCCGGCCATGCCGGTCACATGGGCCAGCTTGCGCTTGTCCTCCGAAAAGTTCTCACGACGGAGCAGGCCCTTTCCGTAGGAGGCTGCATCGGCCTGAGTGGCAGTAACAACGAGGACGTGATACTTCTGGGACATCCTGCGAAGCGCCTTCCAGGTTTCATTGATCTGGTGCCGGTAGTCTTCCGGCGCCCCTTTCTCGCTCGCCAGAATGTCCGCGTAATCAATCACGACAACGTCAGGCACCCAGTCATTGCGGATCATTTCATCCAAGTCGTTGGAAATGTCTTGAACGGTGGTGGATCCAGCGGGAGTGCAACGCAACTTGAGCATGCTGCGTTTTGATGCTGTCGTGAACTGAATCTTTTTAATTACATCCGCAATGTCCGCCTTGGTCAGATCGTCTTTGAAAACGACCTCCTCTGTCGATGCAGCGGCTTCACCCAGGGCATTGCGTTTGAGTGTCCTGGGGATCTGGACCGTGCCATGACGGATAGGCCGCTTGGTGGCGCGGCTTGCTATGCGCCGCATCATCTGTCGCTGTGTCATATCCCCAACGGAGTAAAGCACAGTGCGGCGTTTTCCAATGGCGGATCTCCAAGCCATGTCGATCAGGAAAAACGAGTTGTGAACAACCACGTCACCGGCAACAAAATTGTGCGTGACGGAAACCCCTAAATCGTAGGTATGTCGTTTTCCTACCGGCACAATTTCCACTATTTCGTCCCAAAGAACTGGAGTGTCAATCATCTGCAACACCGCAGGATCCGTCACGTTTCTGAACGTGGCTCGCATCATGGGCTGGCGCAACCTAAGTTGCTCTCGAATCATTCCAGACGTTTTGCGGCTAAACACCCGTAAGACACTTCCCCTCCCTCGCAACTTCACCATTTCCCAAACGGAACGCACTACTTCGTATGGAATCCTATCCAGGAAGGATCTCCCCATTGAAACGATCGCTTCCGGTTTGGTGTGTTTGTAGGAGTTAAAATTGATTCGATTAAGAAACAGTTGCACATATTCACCAGACCGTATCTCTATCTTCCACGCATCAAACTCTTTCCCACCACATTTCTTGGGGGCGTATTGGAACTTGTGGACGATCCCAAAACGCATAAGCAAGTGGGATATTTGTCGAAGCATTTTCTCGCTGGCCAATGTAAGGCTGATTTCAAGGCTTCCATTGATTTTGTAAATGGACCCATCACAAGTGAAAAACACACGCAGGAATAAAGCCAGTTGTTCCTTGGGAAGCCGCATGATGGATTGCGGAATTTGCTTGGTCTTGGAATAGCAACCGGCCAATCCGTGTTTGCGAATCAGTGTCCGTCCATTGCCACTCAAACCAAAACTAATCCCACGTCGCAGCACGTTCACGCCAAGAACGCCACAGCATTTGACAAAATCCTCCACAGTTTTTGGGTCCTCTTTTGTGAAGCTGCACGCATGTCCCGCGAACTCCCCTTTGTCATAAACGGACACGGTGCAACCATCCGCCAGCATGTAGGCGATGAACCGAATTTCTTCCTCGTTCATTCGTTCCGTTCCGAAAAATGGGGATTCCTTTGGAGTGGCGATGAAGTCACCGGCACGAAAAGAGTTGGCGAGTTTCCAACCGCTAACGGATAGCAGGGGATGATTCAGGGTGCACACCAACTCCTTTCCGGTTTTAGTTGTGATCTTAACACACTCCTTTTCGCCATTGTCCCAATGTTGTGCAATTGGAGCGGTGACGAAGTTACCAAATCCATCCAACGTCACAATGCGCGTTTTGGCTTTCTTCTGAACTAACTCCGCGATTGTCCGAAGTTCCCCATTGGCCAGTTGAACTTGTGTAGATCCATCCAGACACTTGCCCCGCTTTTCGGGTGCAAGGAACGAAATAAATCCATCTCGTGACAGATGCTCACCGAAGAACTCACCTAGTGCGTTCGGATAATGAATGAGCACGTCGGACTCCTGGTGCTCGATGGCGTCAGCCCAAGCGTCCGCATCGGTGAACACGTCAACAATGTCGGTTGTGGCAAACTTGGTGGGGGTGTATTCGGCAATAAGTTGCCTGCAACTTTCTAAATCTTTTTTAATCAGCTCCGATTCCAGGCTTTCGTTTAGCTTCTCCAATCGGACGGTATCGAAGTGCCGGGCTGCCACATCCAGCAAGTGATCCTCATTGATCGTGGTGGTGTCGCTTTGTTCACTTAATTCAACTAGAAACTTCTCAACGAGTGGGGTGGCGTCGTCATCTTCGTTGGTTTCAGCCCAAGCTCGGAACAGCGCGACAATGTCCTTGTTCGGAGCCTTGTCATATTTCTTGTGATAGGCGAGGCACCATCCAGAAACGAGGTTGGCCCAGCGGGAACGAAACGGCTTGTGCTTGCTGGCGGACAGGTGTGCTGTGAGTTTTGAAAGAATCCTATCATTTACAATCATCCCTATGAGGACGGACTTTTCATCACTGGCTTGATACTTGTGGATTTTCATGAGATCTCGGACCTGTCGTATGGGGCGCCCTTCCACTCCTCCGTGTGGATGACCTCCCTTGGCTCTTGGGATGACTCGCCGCCCTCCGATCGCTGCATGGCCTTGAAGACGCTCATGTAGCGATCGGCAAAGGTAGTGGCGGAAATGCAGTTGGGAACGTAACGATTGCGGAAATTGGCGAAATACCAAAGCAGGGTGGTGTGGACTTCTTCGTAGGCTCTGGCGGAGGACTTGCCTGTGCTGGACTGGACCATACCCAACAGGTCCTTAAATGCTTCGACCCATTTGTGCATCACAGGCTTGGTGCGTCCAATGAGAAGCCTGTTTTTGGAGCACCATGTATAAAATAATTTAGCTAGTGTTTGTGCATCACTGGGAGGAGTGGCACTCTCCATTTTCGGAAAACACGCCGCGCCGCCCTGCGGCGCATGGTTATTACTATTCTTCTCCTTATTACTATAGGGCGGGTTATCCGAGGCTTCGGTTTTCCGTGTGTCGGACTGGGCCGTTGTCGGTGAGGGTTTTACGCCGACAGTCTCGCTAGTTTTGGTCTGGGGAACCTCGTGAATGACCCAGGTTCGCCCTGTCATGAGTCCTGTTTCAGGGTCCTTCTGATACTCCATGACGGCGTGCCCGGCCTCCTTCAACTCATTCAAAGCGGACCAGACGGCAGTCTTGCCATCCGTGGAGCGATTGACGAGGTCCTCCGTCCTGACTTTCCAGTTGTCCGGCTTGCTGAGGAGGTAGCAGAGAAGTCCCTTGGCTTTCCAGGACAGGTTGGGATTGTCGAGGATTGATCGATCAATCTGGGCGAAAGGGTTTTCTCGCCTCTGAATTCGGCAAACGGACATAGCTTTGAAAAGAAAGACCGTTGCCTAGGTGGTTTGGAAAGCGAGACCAGAGGAGCGCTCCACCTAGGCAACGGTTAAATTGTCAAAACTACATGGCATGCTCTGGTCTACTATCGGGCTTTCCAAGACCCGGTTCCTTGCGGAACGACGTTTCTCTATTCCAACCACTGGACCTTTGCAAGAGCCATTTGACAAAAATTGCTTTCGTGTTACGCTGGCACCTGGATTAGGTTTCGTGTGGTTCTTGTGGTTCACCCCTCCGGATGGCTCCCGGAGGGGTTTCTGCTTAAATAGCTACTTGAGCGTTTAATCCCACCCATCCACCCCTTTCAGTGTCTTCACCGTCTTCGGGGCTGTTTGCTGCGTTACGTGTGGACTAGGACCATCTCCCGGAGCAAGGCGGGGCTTTTTGCGGCGCATTTGGAGTGCCTTGTTTTCACCGAAGCGGGGGCGGTAAGCCCAGAGGGGGCACATCTCAGACAGGCAATCATCCACCATTTTTCTGTCAAAGTTGCAGCATTCGAGGCATTTAGCTCGAATTGCCGCCCGTGCGGATGCTTTGCCGGTGTAGGCTTTTTCAAGGATCCCGGCGCTTTTGGCGTAGTGCTGGCGGCAAATCTCCAGCCGGGCGTGTTGTTTGGGGGTCATTTTTTGCGAATCCAGGAAACGATCGGGCCGATGAAACCGAGCCCGTAAACGAATCCGTAGAAGAAGGCGATGATGGGGTTGTCTGTCAGTTTACGCGGAGGCACAGCAGAGGTGACAGGTTGCCTCTGCTGTGCGGTTAAGACGGGGGGCGTGCCGAAGATTTCAGGATTGAGCCTCCTGACGGCTGGACTCACCTTCCCCGCCAAGTCGGATAATCTGATTTTGCTTTTCACGGGCTTTTTTCGCTTCTTGCGCCGCGATGCGTGCGGCAAGGATGCGATCTTTGCGTGCTTGGTTGCGGCGCCGTTGTGCTGCTTTGTGTGCTTGGTTCATAGTGATTAGAGGGTCCCTCCCCTGCTCTCCTGCCACACGGCAGGCTGGCGGCGCCTACCCTGTTGTGCATTCACCCATACACTCCGCAAGGCACCAAATCCGTGAGCAGGGGAGGGAAGTCATACAACCCTATTATGTCAGAGGGTTTCGAGTTTTGCACACTTTCTTAATAGATTTAAATAGTGGGAATTGACATTAACAAGGACCAGAGAAAATGTGCCGCTACCTTTGGCACGATAGCATTGCCGTAGCACCGCACAAGGTCCACTGGTCTGGAAACGACATCATTCGGGAGATAAGGAACGGTATTTGCATTGTATCGAATTCGCGAAGATATGCTTGCGTTACCGTAGACGGGGAGTGTCTTTCTCGGCTGGATGCGTAAACTTTTCCATTGCTGCAAAGATCCTTGTATGCTCTGGCTTCTGGCGTGGCCCACATGAACGCCCGCCCAGAATAGACGTTGGCGGATGTGCGGCAAACCGTAGCCCGCAGCGCACAAATTGGCGGCCCCGACTGCATATCCACTTGCTTCCAAATCAAGTCGTAGCCGATTGAGCCATCTAACACCAAGCTTTCCTGCAACCTGCTCTCCAACGACAATTGGAGGTTTGCAGTATTCAATAAGTCTGTAGAACTCTGGCCAAAGGTGTCTTTCATCTTGCTCTCCTTTTTGCATTCCTGCTGTGCTAAACGGCTGGCATGGACAGGACCCGCTCCATGTTGTAATGTTGGGCCATTTTATCATTTGCATAGCCAGTTCCCATCCAGCTATTCCTGCAAAGAAATGACAGCGAGTGTATTGTCTTACTTCTTCCCCCAGTATGTTTGAGATGCTTTTGCATTCGATGTCACATTTTGGAATCAATTTGTTTAGCTGTAGTTGTCGCAACCATTTACAAGCTTTCTTATCTATGTCGTTGTAGAACGTAGTGTTCATGCAAGTTTTGCACACTTTCTTAAAAGATTCAGCTCGTGTTCGCTTGCCGCCCCCGGGTCCTTGGCGTCCAGTTCGATTCGTTCGGTCACTCCTGGGAAACATGAAAGTTCGTGGGCAAGTTCCTCCGCTTTACGTTGGGCAGTGGTTCCGGAGTCAAACACGATATAGCGATAAGGGATCCGTGAGAGCTTTTCAATCTGCGCAGTGGAAAAGGCCGTCCCGAACAGTGCCCCGGCGCCGGGTCCAATCTTCCACGCATCGACCGGGCCCTCTACAATGATGATCGAGTTCCGGCAGTAGTCCATTCCGTAGACTAGGGACTTGTGATTGATCGCCTCCTGTGCGGCTGATGCGGACAGGTATCGCTGTGTCACGCGATCTCCGATTGCTCGCGTTGTCCAGGACACAAGCACATCTTCCCAATAAATCGGAATGAACACGCGCCAGGAGTAGCGCCCCGCCAGACCGAGCCCTTGCACTTTCCAGATGCGTTGGATTCTGTCCACGTCAAGGCCCCGGTCTTCCAGGTAATGGATGTGCGCCGGAAGTAGGTCCGACACTCCTTGGGGCAGCTCCGCTTCTTTTCGTGTGCGCTCTCGCTTGCGCACAGGCACCGTCTTGAGGCTTATCGCGTCCTTAACTAGATTCTTTTTAAGACCAAGCTTGATCCAGGTGGCGACAGAAGGATGCCCGCCGCACTTCCAGCAGGAAAAGAATCCTGCGGCTGTGTTGTAACCAAGCAGGTAGTTGCTGGACCCGCACCATGGACACTTGCGCAACTGGATCCAGCCGGGGCGGCAATGATGGTGGCCGGACTCCATGGCCTCCACACCCAGGTCTTTAAATAGATCTAGTGCGTTATCCATTTACGGGAGGTGTGGTCTATGCGTTTGATGGCTTTTGCGCTCGGCGGAAGAGATTCTTTGGCGAAGCTGTCTAATTAATAGATTCTTTTCGTGGAGCACAGACAGATTGTGCTGAAAGGCTTCGTGCGTGTCCCGTTCCCTTTCTAAAGCGTCATTGCGCTGTTTCACCAGATCGTCTATGCGGCTGGAAAACTCCAACATCTTGCGGTCCCACTCCGCCTCAGCTCGATACTGGTCAAACGCCATGTAGAACACAGCTAACGCAAATAAAATAAAAATAGCTAGTGGCATAGTTTTTTCATGTGGTTTGTGACGACGGCTCCGTAACGTTTTGTTGTATTTCGTTTCCAGCCGTTTGGCCCTCCTGTGTGGATCCGCGCCACCGCCTCCCAGTTGCCAGCCTTGATGTGTTCGCTGGCCCATCGCTCCATGCAGGCGTTCACCACTTTGACGGAGTAGTCATACTTGCGGCAATCCTGGTAGGTCCCGCCAAGGTTTCGGAATTCCATGGCGCTTTTCCAATAGATCTTGTGAATCTGAAAAGGTCCGATTGCCCTCCCGCCGTCACCGTCTTTAATTCGATTTGTTTTCCCCCTGCTCTCGGCGTAGTGAAGGGCGGCGATAAACCTGGGGGGAAGGTCTGCTTGCAGTTGCAGACACAAAACGACTAGCCAAATCCATTTCATAGTTTGTTAGTTCGCGCCACGAACTCGCGCATGAGTTCAATGATCGCATCTCGGATTGTTTTGGTTTGCTTGGCGCAAGCCGCTTTAAACGCGGCCTTCGTCGAGGCCGGGACGTGCTGCACAAGCAGCGTTTGGGTGTGCCCTGCGGCGGCAGGAGAGATCTGACTGCGTTTACTCATGTCTGGATTCTTTCAATAGTTGGTCAAAAACATCTAGCTCTTCCGAGTCCATCTCGCCATTCAAAATCGCATCCAATGTTGCGGCACGCTCGCGCAACAATTGGGCAAGCCGTTCCTCAATGGTCCCCATGGCCACGAGATAGTGAATCGTGGTTTCCTTACGCTGGCCGATGCGGTGGATGCGGTCCTCTCCTTGTAATAGGTCGCCAGGAGTCCATGGGAAATCAAAAAAGGCAAGATCCTGGGCGGCGGTGAGTGTGAGCCCCATTCCTGCGGCTTTCGTGTTGCCAAAGAGCCAATGTGTGTTCGGGTCTTTTTGGAAACGCGATACTGCAATCGCCCGGTTCTTTGGGGAGACACGACCGTCTATTAGAACAGATCCCGGAAATGTCTGTGTGAGCTTGTCGAGGACCTTTGTGTGCATGCTAAAACCAACTAGCTTCTGCCCCGGTCTGCGCTCCGCAAAGTCCTTGATCCATCGAATAATCAATTCCATTTTTAAATCCGCAGCCAGACGCAACAGATAGCCGACTTTGGTTAGCGCAATGTTCTTCGATGCGCGATGCGCCCGCCCGGGGGAAGTCTCCCGCAGCCAGCCGATGAAGTTGCGCTTCGCCTTGTTGTATTCGGTATAATCGGGAAGCCGCATGCGGACCATGGTGCGATTCTTTTCAGGCAGGTCTGTCAGCACGTCTTTCTTTAGTCGGCGTATTAAGCAGGAGCCTTTCAGAATCCCATGCAGCTCTGCAACGTTGGTGGCGCCGTGGTAGGTCCAGCCCCGGCGTGCATCCCATTTCGGAGAGCAGTAGCGCCAAGCGTAGTCGCTCTTGCTTGGGAAAAGTTTCGGCTCAATAACATGGAGGACGTGCCATAGCTCGATCGGCCGCGTGGTCATTGGCGTTCCACTCAGCCCAACAACAGACCGGCAATTTTGCGCCAGTTGCCGGGACGCCGTGCTGCGTTGGCTGGATTCTTCTTTGATGTAGCTGATTTCATCAAAAATGATGCACTCCGGTCCGAACTCCAACAGCGTGGGAAGCCAGCTTTTTAGAAGATCGTAGTTGATGATCACCACGTCTTCCGGAAACCGGACGCGGCTGGCTTTGCGTTTTCCCTCGATGACGTGGGATTTGATTCCGAAATGGTCGCGTGCTTCGGCAAACCAGTTCCATTTGAGTGAAGCAGGGCAAACGATGATTGCCGGGCGAAGTCTGGATTTGAGCAGCCAGAAAAGCGATTGAACCGTCTTCCCCAGCCCCATCTCGTCCGCCAACAGCGCCCGCCCGCCAAATTCCCAAATCTTGCGGACACCTTCTAACTGAAATGGTTTAAGCTTTGTCATTAGAGCAACAGTTTCGCTTTTGCTTTGCGCAACAGCCGGACCATGGGGTCTGGGTCCCCTTTCGCTATAAAACTGATATAAGGCCCCAAGTGTTCCTGACTCGTTCGTTGAAAGCAGGTAGTTCCTTTGCGAATTTTGAAAAGGCAGCACTTTCCACAGGATTGTGGATGCCGCACGCACAGGCTGCAACTTTCGTCTGTGATGGAAAAAGTTTGCCCGCAGCGGTCTTCAATGCGCTTTCCATCGCTCCCGTATTTGCTATCACGGTAATGCGCAACACCATGCTTTTTCAAATTGCGGGCACGCAGTCCCTCCCACTTTTGCAAAGCGTGCTCCACCGCATCCAATTCTGTTTTGATCTTTCGAGAGTTGGCGGGAATTGGATAAAACTCTTTTTTCCAGGTTTCGAGTGACATAAAATAGATTAAAATGGTTCTTCCGTTTGTGGTTTGGGTGGCAGGTGCTTCCGATTGCAATCCCAGCACAGGACTCTCAGCAATCCCTGTTCGGCTTCTTTCTTATACGTGCGGATGCGACTGGCTTGATTCATAGAACTCAAAACGTAGTCGCGTCCTTTGATGTGGTCGAATGTTAGGTCCTCGGTGCTTCCGCACAGAGCGCATTTACCGCCAAGCTGCTCAAGTAAAGCTGCTCTATGTTTTTGCACCCAGGTCTTGTGCCATCTTGTCGTGGCTCCCGGGGGCCTTGTGCGTCGTTTCTTCTCCATCTTCTGGCGAGGATGCGGCGGAGTTTACGGGGGCTCATGACCAGAGTGCGCGGAAGAATTCTCGGGCTTCCATGTGCGCGGCGCGGATGCGAGACGGCTCCATGCCTTCCTTGGCTAGTTGGTCCTTGGCGATGCGCAACAGTTGCTTGGGCGTGGGGCCGTGCCGGACGAGCTTGGGCGGGGGATTTAGAATCGCCCATACTAACCGTTGCGCATCCTCGGAAAGTTGGTCGATGTATTCGAGGCTTGGGGCGTCGTTGGCGGGAGCCAGGACAACCAAGTCGTCGTCGATCGGCAGTGTCACCGAGTTCCGGGCTCGATTCGCGCTCCATCGCAATAAATCAAATTGCGTGGTGATGTGCAGGAGTGTCCCGAACTGGGCGCCGCGACTCGGGTCAAACCGTTCGCAAGCCTTCATGAAGCTCCAATTCGCTTCCTCCCGCACGTCTTCAAAATCGGCCCCTGTGCGGTAGCAGGTTTTCCAAGCAAGTTGTGCAAGCATCGGCTCATGCTGTGCATAGGCGGCTTCGCGTGTTTGCAGGTCCATAAGGTCCATAAGATTTGCACTTGGCGCGGCATCTGTCAATAGGTCGTTGTGAAGCATAGTTAATTGGATTTGGTTAGTTTGTTGTTCTTGCACTGGCGGAAAATAGAAGCTAGTTGAATCTTATGAGTAATAGAGGCAAAGGGCCGCGCAAAGCCCCGCAAAAGCTTTCGGTTGAACTGATTTGCAACGTGTATGACGCATATCTCCGGGAGAAGGATGACACCCGGATTGCGGCAGCTTTAGGCACGACGCCAAAGACGCTTGGAGATTGGATTGCCAAGTGGCCGGATTTGGAAACGGCTCGCAATCTGGCAGTGTCGCGGCGCACGTCTGAAAACACGCTGGCGGGATACATCTTCAAGCATCTAAGTCCCGAAGCGCAAAAGGTTTGGGACGAAATCGAATTCTGGACGGATGAACGGACTAAAGAGTGCCCCTCGGGACAGCTTGCGCGTATCCTTTCGGGGCGCCCTACCAAGGTTTGCCAGGAGGTGTTCGTGCATGCCCTGATCAGCAACTCATTCAATCTGTCCGAAGCCTGCCGGATTGCATGCGTGAGCCGCCAGACGGTCGAGTATTGGCGCAAGTCGGATTTGGCTTTCGCCCAGCTTGTGGAAGAGATCCAATTCCACAAAAAGAATTTCTTTGAAGGGGCTTTGGTCGATTTGGTCGCCATGGGTAATCCTGGGGCTGTGATGTTCGCCAATCGGACCGTCAACTCAGACCGGGGCTATGGTGAAAAAATGGTGGTGAACCATGACGTTGACGTGAGTTTTCAGATTGAAGACCTGGGGCTCGATGCAGCAACGAAGCGTCAAATTCTGGACGCGATGCGGGCTAAGAAGCTGGGGACAGACGGGGCTGTGATTGACGTGCCGCCCCCAGCTCTTCCGGAGCATGCTTCGTCTTAGTGCGGCCGTCTGGGGTCGTGGAGCAGAATCCGAACGAATCGAATCAGCTCGTAGAGAACTTGAAAAATGACGTGAGCCTTGCGGCTTGGTTTGCGGAACAAGTCCATAATTAGATCAGTTTGGTTGTTCTTAGCCTACGTGCTTGTTGCCCGTTTTACTGTCTAGGAATGCGCAAGGTCCGATCCGGAAGCCAATACTTCACGATTGATTTCATGCGGGTTGATTCAGTTAGAGTCATTTTGTTTGGCTTAATCAATGTTGATGCTGGAAACTAACGCGGTATCGACCATTGTCCCGGACGCCTTGAAGGATCCTTCCGGCAATGGCTCGTAAATCCAGGTGCCCCCGTCTTTGAAGGCCTCGCGCTGGCGAGGACCATCGGCGCAAACGGCAACGAGGATTCCCTCCTTCCGCAGAAAGGTGCGAGCGTGCTTGATGTGGTCCACGTCGGCCGCGTTGCCAAAGGGAGGGTTCATCAAGACAATGTCAAATAGTCCCAAGTCCTGCGGTGTGGTCTTGAGAAAGTCACCTTGGATTACCTGAAAGTTGTGCTCGTTGGCATAGAGCCACCGGCTGCGCATCTCCTTCAATCCTTCTACGAGCACAGGATTGACTTCAACGGCAACGATTCCCCGCATGCAATCCAGGCCGGTTGCTGAGTTGATGGCGGCTCGAATCAGGTTGCCCGTCCCGGCGCTTGGCTCCAGGATTTTCTTCCCCGTGCAACTTCCGGACCGCTCCAGCATGGCTTTTGCTACTTCGGGAGGTGTCGGGAAGAGTTGCGCAACGACCGCCACTTTGACGCCGTCCTTGGCAGACTGGCGCAAGGCTTCAATGTTTGAATTCGTTTTGTTTGCAGGTTTTGGGGCCGGGGGCGTGGGAGGGGCAGAATCCAACAGGACAAAGCCCCGTTTGGTTTCGTGAAGGATCCGCCCTTCGGCCCGGGCTTTGTCCACATCGGCTTTGCCCATCAAGTGCGTGAGCTTGTCAAAGGGGATAGTCCGGGTGAAGTCCTCCCCGCCGTTGCCCCAATTGTCCAGCAAGGTGACGGAAATTTTGTTCACCTTTTGAATCAAGGAGTATTGGCCTCGTTCAGAACACCAAGCCCGGCAAGCCCCGCCGACTTCCGGCTTGGTCCGGTCTGATTCAATACCACCGTCTTCGGCCAGCATGGCCCGCTCATACGCGAGCCGATTGTCAATGTGCGCAATCCAACGCGAGGCAAGTGCCATGCCCTTTTCACAGACATCAAGGGCAAGATCTCGGGCTTGTTCCGGTGTAATGATGGCGTGCTCTTTTCCATCTCCGCCCCCTAGGGCCGAATACAGCCCCATGTGCCCCTCATATTGGGACGCCGGCAGACTTCGCGGATACTTGGCCAGCGGAAACTCGAAAGATAGGTGGACAATACAAGAGCCGGTGAAGCGGATTGCGTGCTCGTAGTTCAAAGGATCAAATTTGATTTTTTCCCCGGTTGCTTGGCGGATTAAATTCAATTCGCCTCGCCAGAACTTGGCCACAAGGGCATAGCCGGCGTGCTCTTTAACCTCTTTGCGGCGGTCCGCTTCCAGGCCTTTAATTCGACGGGCACGCACGGCCGGCAGCTCTTTGTATTTGGCATGCCGTAATGCCCCCTTGGCGCGGTCAAGCCAGTATTGGGAGCGGTCCCACAAGGCAACGGCCTTTTTCATGCCCTTTTGTATGCGTTCCGCGTCACGGCGAGCCCTTGCCTCTGAGTGATGTCCAACCAGAATTGGCTGGCCGAGGGGAATTCCGTTCGCGATTGCAGAAACGGCGGTATGTGCAGACTCGCTTCCGGCTTTGTCACGGTTCGCCATGTTTTCCAGCCGATCGGCTTTAGCTTCGGCGCGGTCCACAAGGCTAGTATCCTCGTCTTCGATTTCGGCAACGTATTGGAGGATAAAATCCTCCCGGGCTGGGGTCCACATCGGGGCAACGAAAAGTTCTTGTTTAGGTGCCCATGAGAAGCCGGCCGCCTTCACGGCAGCATAGTCTTCGGGGGAAAGCCGGCCGTCTGGATAAATGCGGAGTTTATTGTCTTCTGGCGAATAGGTTGCTTTGAGGAAGTGCATAGAGGGGGTGGTTTGTTGTGGTGTAATAAATAGAACTAGCTAGGGATTGTCAATCAGTGTTTCCGGCGCGGATCATGGAGAAGTGCGCGAACCATGCGAAAGAGGAGTTGCAAAAGGATGCTGTAGGGTTCCAGCCGGCTTTTTGGTTTTCGAATTCTCATTTAGTTTGATTTTGTTTGTTTCGTGGTTTGACTGGCCGGCCTTTCGTTCCAAGGGCGCGGATTGTATGAAAAAAGATGACCATGGGCGCAACGCAAGATGTTATTCCGGCGCACTGGGACGGCTGGAACTATGACGGATTCGTGACACGTTGGGCATTTTAGCGTTTGCATAAACTAGTTTGATTTAGTTTCCGACAATTCGCACCGAGAGAATCTCACCAAATGCCTTTGGGGTAAAATGCTTCTTTCCCGCCATGGCTAGGGCCGACAATCGCCAAGCCA